GTACGCTCAATCATTCCCTGAAAAAACCGCATACCAATAACAATACCATCAGCAAGGGCGTTACCTGTAGCTTTTGACTTGGCATCAAGTTTAAAAACAAGTTTCTCTATATTTGTCTTAACTGGAATTTTGCCCTCCCAGAAGTTTTGAGGGTTATATAAGCCCTCTGTTATATAATATAATAAAAAGCAATCAAATATGTAAAACTATTTTTAATTATTTACAGCGTAGCATTTATGTAGGGTTCTAAAAGTAATTTTGTTTCTAATTGTAACGATGGTCTTGCGTCGGCTGCCCTTCTCAGAGTAGTTCCGTCTTTCTGTGATGCGTTATTTTCAAAATCCTCTTTATGTTTCCACATATACCTAATCTCTCCCTCAACAGCCCCGACTATTGCCGGGTATGATTCGCACAACGCCGTCTGTGATTTTGAGGTAATGGTAGTAGTTGCAACAGCAACATCGGACCCGTCCTCGCTGGTATGTGCTGTTATTGTTTCAGCCGCTTCAAAAACGCCATACAAAACCTCTACGGTAAGACTCGCGGCACCAATTGCCCGGACTATTCCTACTGAGTTTGAGGTACTACCTATACAAAAGTGATTAACTACCCAGCCCGTAACACTTGCCACTACAAATATTGAACGTGTTGCACTTACAGCGAGGCCACCGGTGTATACTATTTGCAACCCACGATTTACAGTATTAGTAGAACTATATGAGTTTGAAAGCAAAACAACGCTGTTTTCTTCGGTCCCTATGTGATAATCGTCATCAGTATCCAGGGTTGTTTCATCACCACCGAATAACCCGGTTGAATCAGCTTTTACCGATGTTATTGTACTTATAGGTACACCCATTACCCAAAATTCTTTCTGAGCGTATCCAATATCAAAATATTTAGTCCGTGAAGTTAATTCAATGGACCTTTTTAAATATTGTTCTACCCTATCGGAAATAGAATATATCCAAGTAAGCAAAAGGCGCTTATTGATGGCGCTATCCGTTAATCCCCCTATAGCGGATTCGTCACCAATATAACGCCTTAATCTTTCATAGCTTGTTAATTGCATGATAATATAGAGCAGGGGGATTTCTCCCCCTTACCCTTAATTACTGGTTAATATCAAATACAGGGCTATTGCTCTGAGGGTCACGATCACAACGTCCTTGTTCCGCGGTTGCGCTATAAAAAGTTGTAACCGCTGTTTGGTACGTTCTCAGCCACATATAGCGGTGAAAATTCTTGCATTTGATTGATGCTTGATGTAATGCATTATCATTGGCAGCAGTGATCTGCGTAAAATTTGCATTGGTTGTGGTGTCAGTCGCACTTGCACTACCACTAACCAGCGTTGCAGTCCCAGGGTCATTAGTAGCACTTTCCACAACAGCCGCATCCATTGCAGCAGCTCCGAGAAATTCACCTGCATTTATGACAAAAACAATCTCATCACAATCCCGTGTATCAATACCGTTACCGGTAACAGCTACCGCCGAGCCGTTATACAGCGTTATCGCCGTTACTCTCTGCGCGGGTACTACCACCTGTTGGTTTAATACATCTTCTATTAGTTTACCACGTCCTAAAGTCATTATATCTCCTTTATTTTTAGTCAGTTATTAATTAGCCGTTAGTCCAAAGGGCTTCGCTGGTTTCAGCATCTTTTACAGTAGTAAAGGCAGTTACACGGCCCACATTTGAATCAACTTCCATAAAAGCGACTACCCATACAAGGTCACGAGAAAAAGCATCGACGCTTCCAACACTTGCGACATTAGACACCTTAATTTCAAGGCCGCGCCATTGTGCTGTATAGAACTGTTTCCAGTTTCCGAAAATAACAGTCGAGGAAGTCGTAGAAGTTCCGCGTGTTTCAGCTGCGCTCAGTTGAGTAGTTGTCCGCATCATGTAACCGATACGCCTTTCAAGCTCTTCGTTCGACATGAGCAGGCTTTCAGGCCCGGCAAGAGGCTGGCCCTGTCCGATAGGTTGCCCGGTAAACTGAGGTATACGTTCACGTCTCATTCCGCCCTGTACTTCAGGACGCATGATAAAACCAAAGTTTCCACCATCTACCAATTCATTAGCTGTATCAATGGCCTGAATCATAGAGGCCGCTTTATCAAGCCGGAATCTAACACCACTTGTTGCCTGGTTTGGCGTAGTTGTATATCCGGTTTGAGTAAGAATACCCTTGGGCTGTGAATCTGAACCGGTCCCCTGAAGGTATCCATTATGGATAAGCAGGGAAAGCGCATCGGAAATACTCTCACGAACAAATCCGTCAATCGCGCCACGGGTCTGATAATCAAGCCTATTACTATAACGAGTTAACGCCCCTGCCTTTTTGGGACGCAAGGTAAACTCATCAAATGCCATAGTTGATTCGGTCGGTGCTTCAGTCTCACCTACCCAATAACCGGTATTCCTTGATGTCTGCCGTTGAATAGGCATGTCTCCAACAAGGTTAGGAAAATTAGTGGTCCCCATTTGAAGCAGGGGAGTTTTTGCTATTGTCATATCAACAAGCCCCCCGGATGCTTCGGGAGAAATTAAATATCCACCCTGAGTACCGTCACCGGCCATTAAATCTTTTCTGCCCATCATAGGCCCGACAATTTTGGCATACTGGTCGAGCATTTCCTTTTCATACCCGGCATCATTCCAGGCGCCCTGGATGCCTTTGGCCTGTTTGAGTGCCGCTCCGATGAATAAACCGTAATCAAACGGATCTTTTTCTACTGAATCACCCAAACCGGGAATATGCAGAGCCTTTGATTTGGCAATATTTTCCTCGATGGTTTTATAGTCTTCATCGAGCTTATCTAAACGCACGGTTAATGATGCTACAATCTCATTACCTGCGTCGGATTCTGCTTTTAGGGCCAGCGCCATATCGCTTTTTATCTTCTCACGATGCCCTTCAAGCTCTGTTTTTAATTGTTCCATTGTGAAATCAGGCATTTATATCTCCTATTTATTATTTGCGCCCTCACCTATTTATTATCCAAAAACTTCACTAAATAAACCCTTTACCTCTTCCGCGTCAAGCTCGCCGCCCGTGGGGGGAGTCTCTTCAGGTTTTGGTTCAAAAGTTATGTTTAATTTGTTTATTTTTTCTCCAATTTCTGCGACCTTTTCAATTACTTCAGCATTCGATTTAATAGTTTTTTCGTTTGATTCAATCGTTTTTGTGCATAAGTCGCTCATATTCTTGATTGCTTCTAATAGCTTTTCGTTAATATCAAATTCGGGTTCATTGTCACCTGCTATTAATGCAATGATATCATCGTACATATCTTCAGGAACAAGATCATATTTTTTGATAATATCAAAGTTTTTTTGATTTAATCCCATGCCCTTGATACAATTCTGCAATGCATTAGGGTTCGCACCTATTGAGCAGGGGGAGTATTCAAGAAGATCACACTTTAAAAATTCAACTCCCCATTCACCAAGACCAATTTTATCCCGCTCTTCTTTTACGCGGGGGTTGTTTGTTTTGATAGGATTAAATCCGACAGAGTTTGCAGGCATTGCGCCGGAAGCTACAAATTTAAAAATAGTATCACTTAAATCAGTCTTGTCTACCCGGTCATCAAAGAAAAGGCCCCATGATTTGACGTTGTTTTCTTCCTTGTCATGCCATATTTTAATACTTTTCCCGATAGGCGGGTGCTGGTAGTCATGAGCGTATTGGATAGTGGGGTTTTTCTTGTAATTGGTTTTAAAATCAACCCCGGCTGCGCGTACAATGTCGCCATATCGGTCAACAGTTTCATCGGTTATTACATGCTCAATAACCCTTGCCTCGTATCCTTCGAGGTAATCCAGACCAACGGCTTTGCATAATGCCCGGCATTCATCGGCTGTCATCTCAACCCGTTTCGGTTTCCGGGGCGAAAAAGCCTTTGTCTGCTTACCTATGGTTTTGTTTTTAATTATTTCTTCGGTATTGTCAGTACCGTACAATGCTTTAAGAACTTCTGATTCCATTTTTCCCCCTGTTACAATCGAACGAGAAATACATCATTCTATGTGTGGGTTTATTTACAGTCCCGATAGTCGGGGTTAGTTTTTTCTTTTTCTTTTCTTTTTTCTTTGTCATAATAAAAAAAGGCCATCTGTCTTTCGACAAATGACCTCTAAGGGTTCTAATAAATTGCGGTCACTAACCGCTATGTATTATTAATATATCAAATAAATCTTCTTTGCGTTACATTTTAATATTCTTTTTGCAGGTGCGCATATACATCCAGAGTATCCACGGCTGGCAATTTTAAACTTTTTC